TCAGCCTCATAAGCATCTTGATAAAGCTCCTCTGGAAGTCCTTGCTGGAGCTGGAAAGGGTTTCTGACACCCATTGGGTTATTTCTTCCCTTTTCTTCTCATCTATGAACATCTCACCTTTGCCAGTCCGAAGCCATGTTTCATCAACATTATATTCTCTACATATGGCTAATAACGTCTGTTCTGTAAGCGAGTTATAGCCTGTTTCTATTCTACTCAAAGCACTTTTCTTTAATCCTATTTTAGCACCAAATTTATCCAGTGTTAAGCCAAGTGCTTGACGCACTAATTTTACACGCTCATTCATTAGTTAATACCTCCATATTGCTAGTATAGCAGATAAAATTACAAAAATCAATCTCTGTAGTTTATAAAATCAACATTTTTTCCAAAAAGCTATTGACAATATTTATTAAATAGACTTATAATGTTTATAAAATCAACACAACACATGATGTTATATTTCTACAAAGGAAGGTGGTTGAAGAATGGGCAGAGTTAAACAGGTAGTTACTGACGACATGATTAACGAGAGGATATTAAAAGCACAGATAGCACAACACCCAGAGAAAAAGATTATTTATAGGGAAGCCTTGGGGAATACCAGAAGCGAACTCCTAGATGGGGATGATATTTTCCGATTGAAGATTTTATCTTATGGTGAAGGACTGACAAGCGTGTACGGATTGCCAAACACAGGGGCAGATGATTATGTTAATGGGGAGTGTACTTGATATGACGAAAAATGATATGGATACACTGGCAGGCACTTTGAGGTCGCTTGCACCGCTGCTTAACGAATATGACATTATCCAGATTGTATATTATGTTTACGGCAAGGTTGACAAAAGGAAGATGGAGCTTGAAAAACTACAACTGTAGCTGGTTGTTCACAAGTAACAAAAAATAATGCTAAAATATGTTAAATGTACTAAAAGTGATTTTTTTAACTTTAGGTATTGATTTTTTACTCCAATATTATACCATTTAATTATGGAGTACAAAATTTAATAAAATTTATAATCAAATTTACACCTAATGAAAGGAGGATATAGATGTCTAAGGCAGGCAGACCGCCGGCAGGAGAAAAAGCCTTTACCAATTCCGTAAAGGTGCGCATAGATGCCGACACGTATGCGGCGTTGCTGGAGCAGAGCCAGAAAGACGGCACCACTGTTGCCAACATAGTCCGTATTGCAATAAATGCCTTTTTAAAAGATAACGGGGGCAGGTAATCCATAGGGGTTGCCCCACTCTCCAAATAACGCAACCCCTATTATGTTACACCCCTACTCTCTCCGTATTCTGGAAAAAATAAGGCACATCTATTATAAACCATTTTTCCAGAATATTCAATGCGAAAAAAACCACATACATTATAAATTGGAGGCGGAACAGTTTCATGGATAATTTAGTTGAAGCACTAGAAAAGGCTACAGTCGTAGCAAGCATCATTACGGACCAATACACTATCTATGATGCGCAGAACCCTACGGAAGATGAAAGGACGGCATACAGAGTCGACTGCGGAAGGATTTTCATTTTATTTAAGGTTTTGGAGGACTACCTGGATTTGATGGGCGGTCTCCTGAGCAAAGAAGTTCCAAATTGAGTTTTATGTGTGACACCAGGGTGAGGCTTGAATATATCGGTCCCACCCTGTTCTTTTAACAGCGTATGGAGGTTTTGAAATGAGGAAGGCTTATATGTACATGAGGGTAAGCACCCAGACACAGGTTGACGAGGGCTTCGGCCTTGACATACAGCAGGAGGAAATCGGGAAATACGCAAATGACAACGGCATAGAGGTATGCGGCACCTTTACCGACGAGGGCGTGTCAGGCACGACAGTTGAAAGGGCTGGCTTGCAGGATATGCTGCTATCGCTCGACGAGAACGCAGACGTGAAGTATATAATCTGCTACAACGTCTCAAGGCTCTGGAGGAGCGACATTTCGGGAGGGCTTATAAGGTACGAGCTGTCTAAGCGCAAGATTGACATTATAAGCGTTCAGGAGCCAAGCTACAGCCTCTACATCGACGACCCCTCGCAGTTCCTCATAAGCCAGATTATGCAGGCATTGGCAAGCTATGACCGAATGCAGATTACGCAGAAACTAGCCAAAGGCAGACGTGCCAAAGTCCAGAAAGGCACAAAGGGCTGCGGCACTGCTCCCATCGGCTACAGGTGGAACAAGGATGCGGAAACAGAGATTGATGCCGACAATTCAGCCATAGTGCTTGACATCTACACCTCGTACATCAGGTACAGGTCGCTGGCGAAGGTTGCGGACTACTGCAAGCAGAAGGGATACAAGACACAGCAGGGCAACGATTTCAGCAAGCAGAGCCTTAAAAACATACTCACCAACGACTACTACATCGGAGTGGTGCGCTTCGGGAGCGTCGAGCGCAGGGGAAGCCACCCCACATTCATAAGCGCCGAGCTGTTCAGCGCCGTGCAGTCGCTCCTAAAAAGGACGGCGTAGGCAGTCGGATTAAATTGTAAAGGAGGGTTTTAATTAATGGCGGACATGGGCAGTATCACTGAATGTCTTTCCGATTTGGAGCATTACCTCAGCAACGCTCGCCTTATATCGGGGGACATGACGGAGGATTACGGGCTGTTGGACCCGAACAACCCAACAGAAGCCGAAAAAGAAATCTACAAGTATTCGTGCATACGCATAAGCGGCTATCTGAATATGCTGAACGAATACATTGTAAGGGCATCGGAAGAGCTTGACAGGCTGGAAGCAATGGTATATGAGACCGATGCGACGCAAGCCGAGGAGAAGGGAGGGGTAACGTGTTATTCAAACGCTGGTTAAACGCCCCGACGACACCTGATGCGATGTCGGTTATCGAGCAGAACATGGACTACACTACGGCATACGCCACACGCTCCAACGCAGTGGACTACGACAAGATTAGGACTGTCGTGGAATCGCTCAGGATGGACGTGGCTTGCGACAAATGCGTGGGCGGAATAAGTTACCAGTACTATCTAAGGCCCTCCAAGCTGACCGACTACAACAGGCTCGTGAAGAGCGTGAAGCTGTTCGAGGTCATGTTCGGGGGCAATATAAGAATGTACATTGACAATGGGTATGTCATCCTGGAGGTTCCAGGGGCTGGCAACACCATACACGTGGCTGACATAATGAGGGACGTGCAATACTGCAACTCTACTAGCTTGACGGTCGCCATCGGCAAGCGAATGGACTTCTCCAACGTAATGGCAGATGTGGCAACAATGCCCCATATGCTGGTTGCAGGCACAACTGGAAGCGGCAAGTCAATATTCATGCATCAATTGATTCTGTCGCTCCTAATCAGGCACCCCCACGACTTGCAGCTATACCTTTTGGACCCGAAGATGGTCGAGTTCCCTGTTTACAGTTCCCTCAGGAGCTGCAACGTTGTCTCCACAACCCAGGGGGCGGTCGAACTGCTGTCGAACCTGTGCGGCGAGATGGACAGGCGATACCAGCTTCTTTCAAGAGGCGGCCACAGGGATATTGACAGCTACAACAGCCTGCATAAAAACAAGCCAATGGGCAGAATCGTGGTGTTCATTGACGAGCTGGCAGACCTCATGCTCACAGCCAGGAAGAACGTCGAGGCTTCGATTGTAAGGCTCGCCCAGAAAGCCAGGGCTTGCGGCATACACCTGATAATAGCCACCCAGAGGCCAGACAGGAACATCGTGACTGGACTCATAAAGACCAACATACCAGTCAAAGCCTGCCTCAAGGTCAACTCCAACGTCGACAGCAGGATTGTGCTGGACAGGTGCGGTGCGGAAAGGCTTGTCGGCAAGGGAGATATGCTCTATCTCGGCGAGGGGATGCTCGAACCCCTGCACGTCCAGACTGGATATGTAAGCGAGAGGGAGATTAGGAACGTCGTACACGCATTGGGGAGGTGATTTGCAATGTTGAACAGGTGCGACTACACAATCCTCGGCATCATGAGGGCTAAGAACGCCTCGGACGAGATTCACGGGATTACCCCTGCGGAGATTTCCACGTTCGAGCAGACAAGCAAGCCCAGCACGATACGCAAGAGGATTTACGAGCTGAAACGGCTCGGATTTGTCGGCGACGGCGTCAAATCGGGGCGTGAAAAGACCTATTACATCACTGAAAAGGGGCTTGAATGCCTGAAAGGGGGGATGAGCGTTGGATAGTCGTTATGGTTTCCTAGGGATAGGACAGTTCGGCGGGAACATCACCAAAAAGTTTGAGGCGGCTGGATGCCCCTGCCTGATAGCCAACAGCTCCGTCGAGGATTTGTCAACAAGGGATGCGAAAAACAAGCTCCACTTCAAGGGCGGCGAGGGCTGCCACAAGGACAGGAAAAAGTCAAAACAGCTCCTTCAGGACAACCTTGACGTGTTTATCGACGAGGTTCGCTCCAAGCTCTCCCAATGCACCACCATATTCGTGTGCGCCTCTGCCGCTGGCGGCACTGGTTCGGGTATGCTTGCGGCTGTCGCAAAGATACTAAGCAGCCAGCTTGGGGTCAACATCTGCGTGGTCACTGTGCTTCCCGACGACAGGGAGAAGTTCCAGTCATACGCCAACACTGTCGAGCTGTTCAACGAGCTTGGAAGGCTTGACACAATCGGGGCTACGTTCGTGCTGGACAATGCGAGGAACAAGGACCGCATGAGGATAAACGAGATATTCTTCCGACATCTGAGTGCGTTTCTGGTGAACAATAACGGCAGCGATTACGGCTGTCTTGACAGGAGCGAGGTTGACAATCTGCTTGCCACGCCTGGCATGGCTGTATTGTCAAGGCTAGGCAGGGAAAGCTCCGCAAGGTTCGTGGAAACCCTTTCCAACGGCATCTATGCGCCCATAGAGCAGGACAGGGTTATCAAGTACATCGGCATAACGAGCTGTGACAACGATGTGGAGATTGACGACATATATTCGAGGTTTGGAAGCCCGATTGACGTTTACATCGGCACAAACGCCCGAACCAATATATGTATGCTTGCTGGCCTTTCATTATGCACCACACGCCTTAACCAAATTAAGGAAATGGCGCAGACGAATGCCGAAATACTCCAAAAGGGGTTCAACGCCTCCAAATCATCGAACATCTTTGATGATTTGAGCTTCATCAACGCCTTTGATGAGGTGAAGAACCCGCCAAAGCCACAGGAGAAGAAATCCAGTTTCGACATTCTGGGGGAATTTTTGTAACATACCATCAAGGATTAGTCGGTTTAATCTGGGATTATCTAGGATTATCTGCGATTATCCGTTATTATCTGCGATTATCTGGGATAAACTGCGATTATCTAGGATTATCTGTGATAAGATGGGATTATCTGTGATTATCCGTTATTATCTGGGATAAACTGCGATTATCTAGGATTATCTGTGATAAGATGGGATTATCTAGGCTTATCTGCGATTATCCGTTATTATCCGTTATTATCTGGGATAAACTGCGATTATCCGTGATTATCTAGGATATATTCGGCGATTTTTAAAGCAAGGGGGACGAATCATGGCAAGTTGTGTAAATAAAGCCAGCGTGGCGTGCCTGCCAATCAGGCATACGTGCGAGATATACAATCTGATTAAAATTATTGATATGGAGGTGGATTAATATGGAAAAGACATTTGTACAGCTTAAAGAGGCGGCTAAACTGGTAGGTGTCTCTGTGCCAACTGCAAAGAAAATGGCAATTGAGTGTGGGGCGTACCACCACGTAAGCGACGGCGTTGTAAGGGTAGAGCTGGAGCCGTTATATGATTTCATCAGGTCTAAATAGCGCAACCAAAAAAGGGTGAATGATGAGCAGACACCCTTTTTTTGTTCCGTATATTCTTCTTAAAATGGTCTTGATAGGTCGCTTAGGTCAATATTTTTCATACGTCTGTAAAAACTTGCTCTTGGTATGCCTAGTTCGTCCATAATTTGGTTGTTTGTTTTTCCGCTATTTTTCATTTCCACAACATCAGCATAGGTCACAGTTTTACTCGTCTTAATTTTACGTCCTCTCTTTACTACCCTTTTAGCTGTGACTTCGTCTAAATGAAAGGCTATATATGTTTGTTCTCCGTCCTTGCCATAGTTTATTTTTAAACCAGCGTTGTCATATAGGCGGTTTATCCGTTTTGTGATATTGTCAAGTTTGTCTTGCATATTTGCTTGTTGGTTGTCTAGATATAATATGTATAGGTCACTCATTTCTTTTTCTCCCTTCGTTGTGTATCAAAATAGATGATACTTATATTGCTATAATAATACCACATAGGGTGTCTGTCAATACTGTGTCTCAAAATAGATTGATACTTTTTTGATAGATAAAATAATACTAAGTTCTTGTCTTAGAACATCGAATACTGTATAATCTTCGTATCGGTGTAAGAATATGGAGATAGTCCGATTGCCTTTCTGGAGACGGAAAGGGGGTATGTGATATGAATACGCTTGAAGTGTTGACATTTGTACTTGTGATTTTTGCAGTGCTTACATACCTTGATAATCATAAGCGATAAAAACTGTGATATAAAAAAAGCGGCTATCTCCTACTGCAATAGGGGATAGCCATTTTAAAATTCTTTATACAATTTGGTTTCCGCTAGGTATGAGGACGTGCAAATATCTTCATACCCCTTACACTGATTATATGGCTGTGACAGACAGTTTGTCAAGCCTTTAATGGGGTTGTCTTATATGGCAGCCCTATCTTTTTTCTATAAGCGGTATATATCCATTCTTCTTCAATTCTTCATAAAGGAACAGCCTGCCTTTCTGTGTCCATTCTGTATTCATCGTCACATCCTGCTGACCATTTGAGCGTGTAATATCTACAGTTTTGCTGTGAACATACCCCTGACCTTGGTACTTGCTGTATAGTATCCATTGACCGCCTACTTTTCTCTGTATTCCGATATTATTTAATATCTTGTTGAATGCCTTTGCCGACATTCCATAATCCTGCGCTATCTGTGTGACGCATACTGTTGAATTGCTTTTCAATATTACATCAACGTAGTTGACTTTGGGCTTCATTTCCATAATGGTCTTATTCATCTCTACGGTTTCACTTTCAAGCTGCCTGATTTTTCTCTCCCTTTCGGCAATCTTCTTGTCGGCAACCTTTAATGCCTTTGCAAGCAGTTCATCATCAGAAAGCGTGTCCTGTCCTGCTATGTAGCCGCCATGCTTGCGGATTGAGGGTATGATTTCGTCTGCTACCTTGGCTTGGAATTTCTCGCCGACTTCGTTCTTGGCTTTCATCGCTAGGCGGTAGAATACGTTTTCAGGAATGTATTCTGGTCTTTTCCCCACTTGTGGGGAATTTTCCACACTTGTGGGGAAATCGTTTTTGTCATGCCCACTTGTGGGTACGCCACTTAATTCTGCCACTTGTGGCAGAAAACCCATCTTGGAAAGATAATCGTCCACTCTTTCGCCACTTGTGGCGAAACCTATTTCTTCTAGGTATTTATCTACTCTGTTCCAACGAATATACTCCACATTACCCTTAATATCTGTAAATCCTAATCCTCTTGCTACGTTCTCCAATTTGAGGTATGCAACGCCGTCCTTTTCGTAGCAGTCCACGCCCTCAATGTTTAATACTTGTAATTCATTCATAATTTCTGTCCTTTCTATTGTATTGTTTAATTTTCATTTTTCCGTTTCTGATATGATAAGCAAGCTCGTTGAGCAATTCAACGTCTTTGAATAGCAAGCCCTCTCTATCGTTGATATGTTCCTGTAGGCTGCTTAGGCTCTTTCCGTCTTTGGCAAGTTGGAAGTCATTGGCAAATCTTTCCAACATATCCTTATATTTGTCTGTCACGTCTGCCTCATTATCACTGGCATTGATAATGCCTAGGAAGAATCTCTTAAATTCATCATCTTCTGCCCGTTTCCTGTCTCTTTCAATGACTTCCTTTATTTCGCTTTTTGATAGTTCGGTAAACTCCAACAGCCTGTCAATCCATTCTTTCTGTTCCCTTATTTGCTTGTCCCTATCCCATATGCCAGATTGTAGATTGCTAATGCTCTTGTTTGATTCATCTAGCATACATAATAACGTTCGGATTTTGGCTTTATACTGTTGCCGTTCCCTGTCAAATGCTAGGTCTTTTGCTGATTTCTGATATGGTTTGCTCATTAATCCTGTTTCTCCTTATATTTTTATTTTCGGTATAGTTCCTTGCGCTTTTCCTTTGCTTCTTGTTTTCGCTTTCTGCGTTCCTCCCAATAGCTATCGTCGCACTCCCTCAATGCTATGCAGTGCCTTGCAACGCACCTATGTACTTTCATCTGTTTGCGTGTCAGATAGCCCTTGTGAGCCTTGCAGTACGCTATCGGGTGCTTTACGTAGTTGTGGTCTATGCTCTTATACAGCAATTCATCAGCCATTCAATCACCAGCCCCTCATTTCTTCAAGTATTGCATCTGTATCAAGTATTTCTGCAATATCGCCTATATCTGCACATTTTGGGAATGCAGGTTCTCCACCATAGCAAGTCACCACATGAGTGCAGTCATCATTAAATGAACAAATGGGGCAATAATCGCTTGCATTATGGTCCTCTATCCATTTATTAATCTTTTCTTCGTCAGTCATTTTCTTTGCCTCCTACCAACTCATGTATAAACATTTTAACGGAATTTCCTCCGCTTGCTCATAAATACATTTCCTTAAACTTTCCAATGCTTCAATCGCATTGTCAACGTTGCCCCAACTGCAAGGATTGAACTGTTCGTAATAACCTTTGCGGTTTTTCAACTCGTCAATCCCATGCTCAATCTTTGGAATTACTTCGTCACAACGATAATATACAGTGTTCCATTTGCCGTTAGTATTGTCTTGCTCGCACTGTTGGTACTCCCACCCCATACACACCACAAACATTCTTCTAAGGTTGTATGAGGGATTGTAATAATCAGGTGTGGCAATTGTTGGATATTTATTGCACCCCTCGGCTTTAACCCTAATCCTTAAATCATAGCTCATGTTGTTCCAATCCTTTCATCGTTCTTAATAGCCTCTGGTATCTCTTGAAAATATTCACAAGTTGAAGCATCCCTATCTGTTATTACTATATGTTCCACACCGTCTTGACTGAATGGTGTGCAAAAAATACCTACTCCTTGGGTATTTGCAAATGGGTGTGATAAACATTTACTGCATTTCCCATTTAATATAATTTGTTCCATGTTTTTAGTTCCTCTCTATGTCACGTTGTTGTAAAGTTCCATGAATGTATCGCAGTAATATAGTGGCTGTACTTCCTTTTGATTTTGTGTGTTCACTGCGTTCTCGCCATACTTCAAGCCTTTTTCTGTCAGTGCTTTAAATTTCTTTGTGGCACCCTTGCCATATGCGGAATATGAGCCATTTCTTCTTATGCTTGGTATAATTTCATCAGCAACCTTGGCTTGGAACATCTCGCCGACTTTGTTCTTCGCTTTCATTGCCAATCGGTAAAAGACATTTTCAGGGATATAACTGTCCTTAATATCTTCTGCCACTTGTGGCTGAAAACCTATTTCTGTAAGATAGCCCTCAACTCTTTTCCACCTAATTATCTCGTTGCCACTTGTGGCAACGGTTGTAAACCCTAGTCCTTTGGCTACATTTTCCAACTTTAGATAAACTATGCCGTCTTGCTCATAGCAATCTACGCCTTCAATGTTTAATACTTGTAATTCATTCATTATTTCCGTCCTTTCTATCATTCAGGCTGTTTCACTACTGCCTTTTTAAAAGCTCCGTTTTCGATGTATCTCAATACTATTCCAAGATGCATATGTTTAAATATCTCTATGTGCTTAATGCTGTGATTCCACATTACCCATTCCTGTGTTATAAGTTCTTCAATGCTAGTTATGGTTTCGCCCTCTGTGAATTTCCTCTGACTCTCCAGATACTTTTTATGTGATTTTGAATACTCGCATTTTATACACTCATTATTGAATGACGAGCCTGTATGCCTTCCCTTATATTCAATTGAACTGCTACAATATCTGCAAGGGTTTTGCTTCAAGCCTTGTTTTTCCTTTTGCTCTCCGTTCATCTTCATACCTCCTGTTCGTTAACATCGTTTAAACTTAATTGATTCTCACACCTTTTTCGCCTGTGGGCTATCCTTGGGGTGTATTCCTTCTCATGCTCTGCAAATGCGTCTATCGGGTTAAGTTCAAAACTCTCGCATTTGTTAGTATGCTTTGCCTTGCTTTCTGAAATTTCCTTGCGTAGCACCTCACAGTAAATACCATTTCCACAGAATAGATGTGAGCAATATCTGCAATATTGCTTCATTTATCTATCCTCCTTTGGATTTTTAGCTTTAACTGTCGGCTGTCTGTCGATTATGTTAGCTAACTCTTTTTCATCATAAGAATAAAATGCTTCATTACTTTTACTGTCATTACAGCCTAATACTTTCTTCAATTTATCAGCATCAATTAATCTCATATCGTTCTCACCTCTCTTGTTATTGGCTTTATAAATCCTGTCTTTCCACCATTTTCACACCAAAATTCGTGAATTTTACTTTGTAGGAATGGTGTTGTAAAATCATATAATCCGTCTACAACCTCAACACTTCCTAAAGACTTCCAATCGTTGATAATGCAGATACGCTTGTCAATTACCTTGTGATAAACAATCTCGTCATTCTCATTGTGTAAATAAACTTCTCCGTTGAGTAATCCCTTAATATATAGATTGTTTTCAATAATCAGGAATACATACGTTTCAGATGTCGAGTGTTTACCCTGTGCCTTTTTATATAATTTTGTTCCGTCCGTCCATTTGTAACCTTTAGGAAGTCTATTAACGCAAGTCAGCCAATCGGGTGTATCTGCAAAGTCCTGAACATAGTTTTGCGTGGCTAACATTTTCTTGATTTCTAGGTCTTTGTAGCCTAGAGTTTGTAGTTTTACATAGTCAGATATGTATTTATCAATAAATGCTGTGCCTTTAATACAATTTGGGTTTAACATATCAATCCTCTGCTACAATCCATATAAGAATTAACACTACAACTACAGCAACTATTAATGACAGAACTGGTGATATTGCCGTTATCATCACAGCTATCACTCTCAATATTAGGTACAAGTGGTATCTGCTTACGTGTTGCCCCTATTGCTATTTCTAAGGTTTCTCTAGTCCTAAAACTTTTAAAAGTATCTTTCCAACTTTCAAGTTCTTTAGTTGCTCCGATTTCTGTCATTTATTTACCACTCCAATCCAATTTTGCCCCGCATTTATTACACCAGTCCCCGAAAGGCTTGTTTATACCACGTACTGTATTGCCACATATCGGGCAGTCAGCTCTATTAGTGCCTTTATAGGTTATCGGTTTATGTGATATTTGTTTTTCAAGCGCCTTAATTGCCATATCATTAGCAATATTAAATTTCATTTCAGACTTTTTATCTGTAATCAGCATATACAAGCGCATACATTTTAAATTGCAAATTGCTTCTCTTTCCGTCACTTTTAATCACCTCCACTTTAGCTTTTGACCGCAACAGTTGCAGAAATTATTCAACCCCATATACGCATGATGTACCATACTGTTATGAAACATCTTTTCTATATCGTCATCATTATTGTTATAACCTCGGTTAACTTCTTTATCGCTAAAAGTAATAATATACGTTCCACATGAAGGGCATCTACACGCATATTCATTTTTACAAGTGTAAGTATTATATTTTAGAAATTCATACTTAATTTTCTGTGGAATATGACGTTTTAGAATCTTAATACTTTTGTCAATCGCACTTGTATAGTCCATTGTGTATTCCCATTCAACCTCGGATTGCATAAGTTTTAGGGTTTCAATCGTTTGCTGTGGTGTCATACCTTGTCACCCCCTATTAATAGTCACTTTTGATAAAGTCTTTACGTTTTGCACAATCCATACAATAGTTATATCTGCCATAGAGAATAGCCCCACAACTTCTACATTTATGGCTTCTTTCTGTTGCTTTTCCATATGGTTGTCCTAATTCATAGTAGCAACTTTTACAGTATGTATAATGGTCTGCACAATAACTACCACATCTCTTACAAAATGCCATTATTTCTCACCCTCCTTCTCATTTTTTTCAAAGTAAAATTCAATCGGTTTTAAATCTAGTTCCACGATGCCATACTTTAAGGCAAGTCTGAAAATAAATTGTTCCTTTAATCTTGTGTGTAAGCTATGCAATCTTTCCCTAAACTGTTCTATACTAAACGTGGATTTATAAAAGTTGCACATTCTGCACGCTGGCATGAGATTTTCAATACTTTCATCAGCATTTTCCCCATCTAGTTCCGACTTATAAACTGCCTTGATATGGTCTATCTGCATATCCCTGTATTCAAGTTCGCATCCGCAGTAAGCACAGTGCTTATCGTACTTATAATAGACATTCAATCGGTTCGCTTTTGATAGCTGCTTTCGATTAATTTTAGCCATTTTCTTTCTCACTTTCAGTTTTATAATGTTCCCTCATATCTGCTACATAATCCTTTAAATATTGCCTATTTTCAATTGCTTTCATCTCCAATCATGTCAAATATACTGAGCTGTACTGGCTTTTCCTTTTCTTCTTTTAGTTTTTGTTCACGAATGTCAATCAGCTCGCAAAGCCTGTCGGAATCAATGTATTTATGAATCCTTTTCTGCTCATATGAATCAAGATTCTCGTATCCAATCTCAATCAGATTTTTCTCCATCTTCTGGATTTTCTTCTTTTGGGATTTCTCCCTTGCCTCTTTCTTGTGCCGTTGTTTGGTTTTCTCTGTTTCATCATCGTAGATAATTTTTACTCCGTCCTTAATGTCCTGGAGGTCCTGCATCAGGTCACGGCTCAGTCTTTTTTCGGCTCTGATGTTCATCACTTCCACATCAAAATAGCGTCCGTAGTGTTCGGAAAAATAAAGTTCGGTATGATATTTCAATCTCACATTTTGTACAAGTTCGTCCTTGCACAATCTAACGTAATTTCTGCATATATCCATGCTGACATTATTCTTAAATACACGCTTTCCTCTCTCGATGTATGCATCAACCTGTCCGTCAAACAGAGTGCCTTTTAAATCCGTTCTTAGAAATTTAATTTTCAAATCATAAAATACATTTCCCTTTTCCTTGTCTAAAGGTCTGCCGAGGATAGGACACGACAATTCTTGTTCTTCAAAAATCCTGCTGCACTGTCCAATGCATCTAATATCTGCACATTTTCTAGGATTGTATTCAAGATGCCATTCCCTCGTCCTCTCGTTGTAATACATATGGTTTCGGCAGATACGCCCTCCTCGTTTGTCCGAGAACTCCTGATATTTACGCTCCATTTCCTCCTTGCGTTCTGCATTTGCCTTTTCGATGCTGTTGTCATACTCGTATGGTTCGTCAGTCCTGTGGCAGGTACACCAACATTGAATAGTCAAGCCTCCTCCGTATATCCCATACAGCCTTGAATCATTCATTTCGCAATTTGATTTATCATAGGGGCATCTGAATACTGGGTTGTTGTTCTCATGTGTCCAATCCACCCCCATTGTTCCGAACTGGTCTAGGCAGGTTTCGCCCATTATGAATTTTCCGCATCCAGTCTTGTATACAATTTTTTCTGCGTACATTCTGACATATACAAATCCACCATCCCAATTATCAAGAGGATTCTTTTCGTAGCCGTGTCCCCCCACCTTCACATAGCTAGGGTGATTGTCTGCGCTATAGCCTTCTTCAATCAGCTTTTTTGTCAACAGATTGTATTCTTTCATACGCACCTCAAATACCTTGGCATGGTCTGATTCCGAAGTAATCCTCCATTGTGTCACGAAACTTATCTTTGTCCATGTCATATATTTTGCAGAAACACTTCTCACAGGTATTCTTTACCTTAAAGGTTTTGGTTAATCTCATATCCCAGCTATTCATCTGCTCGCCACATCTTTCACAATATGTATCCAGCCATTTGACCTTTTCCTTACTGCTCACTCTGCTGCTCCTCCACCTTTTCGTATGTCTCCTTAAATGTTTCAGGATTGCATACATAAAATTTGCCCTGCGTTCCCTTGATGATGTAATACCCCTTGTTAGCGGTCATGTATCCCTCCCTTGTATGAATTGTAAGGGTTTCTCTGTAAACAGTCCCACCACATACGTAGACGATTTTCTCCCTGTCATATGTCACCTCTGCATTGCAGAAATCTAGTATCTCGGTTATGTTTCCGTTAAACTGAATAGCTTCAACTTCTAATGGTTTCTTTCTGTATTTAGCCATTTGTTCCACCTCGCTTTATAATTTCGATTGCTTCTATTATCCCTTTTCCTCTTCCTTTGTAATCATAATAATTAACATGGCGAATGTCCTCTGTTATATCAATTTTTGTTTCATCAATCTTATTGCTGTAGTAACTAAGTCTTTTTTCTAACTTTTCTATAACGTTATCCACGTCATAGGCTGTCGGTTGTGAATTAATTAAATCTTTCATTGCCATTCTTATATCGTTTGCAAATTCATTTTGCCCTCCGATAACATCTTCTGTATTTATGTTGTCTGCATCAATCAGTCTCATTTACTCCAGCTCCCTTCTATGAAGTCAGGGCAATCATGTATACTGTCTATAACCTCTATCCATTCGTTTTTTACCCAATACGATAAATCTTGTATGAGGTAATTTACTTTATCTTCCCATATACACTTAAACTGTGCATTTTCGTATACAATTTTTGCTAAATATATATTGCCACGTTCATCTATAAACCTAACAATATCGCCTTCGTAAATTTCCTTGTCTTTACTGTCTTTCATTCCTGTGTATTCGCAGAGGGTGCTTGAATCAATATCGTAGTAATTAACACCTGATATGTCATTTGCACCGATGCAATATCTAATTGTGCCATCTATTCGAGGATACTGTATATAATATCCATGCACCCACTCTTTATCGCTAAGTCTTTTAGCTTTGAATTGGATATTTCTTTTCATGCTTCCACCTCTTTCTGTTTCTTTAATACCTGTAGTGCTTCTTCCTCTGTTAAAAATATGGTTTTTCCAATGGCTGAAAAGGGAAGATTAATTATTGTGTATATGCCTGTCTCTTCTTCACCCTCGCAAGTGTATCTTGCAGTAACAGATATTTTCATGCTTTTGCGTTGCTCTGTGAATTTGATGTTGACGACTCTGCCACATAATATTGCATTGTCATCTGACAAATACTTTATAATGTCATCAAAACCATGCAAACTTACTTGGGGTGGTATTGATGATTTTAATATATATACTGTATCGCCTGGCTTGCATGGAAGTATTTTTAGTCTGCCCTGCCTTTCCATTTCCTCATATTTTTTTAATTTATAATAGATTTTTTCAAAAAACGCTTTCCCTACTGTTGGTGGTGTCATAGCAGTATACGTCTCACTATTACTTCCTGCCTTTTTACCCATGCCCTCACTTCCTTTCATTTTGCAAAACATTCATTTTTTACAATCTCATAAATATGCTCGTCATGCCATTTGCCGTTATTGTCCTTGCGTACATCATGCAAGATGACTTTATGTCCATGATGTCTATAGCAGAAATTTTCATAGTGCTTTTGGACTGGATTCCCACTAATCATCTTCCACTCCAACCTATGGTGCTGCTTTACAAGTTCCTCCATTTTTTCAAATAAGTCCTTGCCGATTAGCGGATTTCCTCTGTCAAAACTGTAAAGTCCGAAATTGTAAACGCAATCGTTGAATGAGTCTATCCTATACGCAAGATAGCCTATAACCTTGTCAGTGCTAGTAACTATGGCGTATTGGTATTCATAATCTTCGGATGATATATTTGGCAGTTCGTGGCTGTGGGCGTATCCCGAATAATAAAAATACTTATCCGTATATATTTCCCTTGCAAATAGCCTCTCTATCTCGTCTTTATAACATATTGCTGGCATTAACATAGTATTTTCACTTCCTCTCGCTTAATTTTCTACACTCTTCCGCATACAGCTTTACTATTAAATGTTCAAGTGCCTGTTCGACTGTCAGATTGTGCTTTGTGCAATACTTGTCAACAAAAGCCTTAAAATCTGTGTTCAATTCATATAAACTTGTCATAACACTATCTCCCTCTATGCTGCACATTCCTATACACTGTTGCACGTCATACGATTTATCACCCATTAGGTCTGTGCAAACGTATCTTGTTTCTTTCCAGTCAATCCGTTCATCTTTTCCATAATTTTCGCTAACATTAAGGTTGTCTTTAAAAAACATAACTCCGTAGCCTGCCGAGTTCCACTGGTTAGTGATATAATCATACATTTCATCAATGCTTTTAAATTCTTTCTGTTCTGCCAATGAATCGGATATTGCTCCTCTGTATGGTCTGTATTTAATCATTTCTCTTTTTCTCCCCTTATCTAACTTAACTTGGTAAATCTGTATTTGTAATTACTGTAGGGGTACTTCCTCCTGTCAACTTCGGACATGAACATCTCCATAGGTCTAGCCCAGACTTTTTCAAATGGGGTGTAATCGTTTCGATATACAACCATTTTCTCCTCCGTTTCGGTATTGATGGCTATGTTTAGTATGGTGTAATTTGTCCCCTTGAAGTGCTGCCATACCTCGCCTACTTTTGGTTCTTCCCTAATTAACATCTTTGTCTCCTTTTCTGCTCGTGTATTCCATTTGTCAATTATTCTTTCTGGATTTTTTTCTCGTATGGTTGTCTCCGTCTCACAGTCTAAGCACTCAATAGTAACTAATGGATATTGATATAACGCTTGTTCAGTTACATTTAAATGCTCGCTTCCACAAAACGGACATGGTTTAAGTTTATAATTTTCGTTTGTCATTTTTTCCTCCTTAAATAATTTAAACTATTAATACTTTTTACATAAGTTCGAACAATGTAAGCTGTCTGCATGGTTCTTGTTTTATATCTTGTTTTATATCCGTTTTTAAATTTGTTTTTTTCACTATTGATTTTGCAATGAATCTTTCTTTATTTTCATCGCTTTCAAAGCTCGGAGTGTGTGGAAATATAATGTCGCCTTGTGGGTAATACATTCCCCTGTCATCGCACTGCACCTTGATGTGTGAAAAATAGTTGCTTGTCATAATAAATTCAATGTATGTCCTGCCTTCCAAATAGTCTATTCCAAACGCACGTCCACTTCCTCTGAGTGGATAGCCCTTGTCTATTATCGGGCCATCATTCATGAGCTCGTCTGGTATTTCAAAATAGTGTGGCTGTTCATTTTGGAACGTTGTGTAAAAGTCCACATTATGCCAAAAATTATTAGTGCCGAAAAAATATGTGTACTCTATTCCTTGTGTCCATTTGAACCAGTCAACACTAACTAAAGTAAGCATTTTTCCTTTGCATAATGCCGTTTCTCCTAATTTACAAGGCAATGGTATTTTCATTTATTCCACCTCATCATCATTAGGGAAAACAAAAATTGTGTTAAGCTGTTCGATTTTTGCGTCATTGTATCTGTCGTAGCAAGTCACAAATGAAGCAGCGTAGTTTTCAATGTTTTCCCGTATCCTTGCCATATCTTTATCCGTCATACCTACATTTTTAAACGTGATGTTTCCTAAGTATGCAGTCCTCACCATTTTCATTACTTTTTTCGCCTTTTCTTCGGATGAGTACTCGGCAATTTTCAAATCTTCATTCACATTAAACCCTGCAAGGTTTTTACTCAGGAAATATATCTCGTTTTTACATCTGTACAATCCGACCTGTTCATATGGGAGGTCGTAATCAACTTCTAAACCTTCCTGTGAAATAATCCTCATTAGCTTATTCTCCATTCTTAGATTTTTAAATACAATAATCCACAAATTAGCCATAACACTGCCGTTGTAAACCACAATATTTTTGTAAATTTCTTTATCTCTCTAACGGCGATTAAAGTATCCGTCACCGCCATAGCAATACTTAAAATGCACATCGCTACCTTAAATGTCATTCTTTGCTCCCTTCTCTCTAATTCGCAGTTCCTTGTTGCAGGCGTTAATCCTCGTCTTATGCTTGCCGATTTTGTTATGTTTCATAATTCTAATTGCCTCTTTAATTTCAGGTATGCTCGCCTTTTTTAACGCATATTTGAAATTGCCGTCGGTTGCTGGCAGGTTCGTTATTATGCTCACTGTCTCCGACATGGTTTTCACCTCTGTTCACTTTAAATTTATTTGTTATTCTTCATTATTCGCTTTAAGTTGTTTCTGTGGCTGCACAGAATCGCCCAGATTGGGAGAAAATCGTCTTGTCGATTTTTTTATCAATCAGGCTTCTTTTTTACCTTAGAACGCCTTGTAGCGTTTTCTATTTTTTCAACGCCCCTTCGCTGACTATCTCCAGTGACTTTTCGTATGCAAGACGCTTGCCGTAAAATGTGTCGTATAGGTCAATGAGACCTTCCTCTTCGCACTCATCGCCTTTCTCCCTCATGGTTTCAATTTCCTCTTTTAGCTGTTCTTTCACACGCTCTAAGTCATATGCCTTTGGCTGTTTTTCAATCAGAGGTATTAGTTTGGCTTCGATTTCGATTGTGCTTCTTGGCGTTCTTATCAGCTTCCTTAAATCATTAATGAGTGTGTCTGTTTCAATCAGCATTGTTGTCACACCTCGCTTTCTTCTTTCCCTTCCTTGGCGGTACGCTCGTCCATGAACCGCACCATACGCACCTTGTCTTGTCCCTCTGTCTCCAACTGTGGTACAATGGATTTCCACATACCTCACAAAGGAATGTGCTTTTATTTTCTCTTTCCATGAATTTCATCACCTCTGTTCTTTCATGTAGTCATAAAGGGTCATTTGTGCCATTTCATTTTCTAACCTTTCCTTGGATTTTTGGTAATAGTATTCGTCAAGCTCGAATCCCACGAACTTATGATGTGTCCTATGGCAGGCTATAAGACTGCTTGCACTTCCTACGTGGGTGTCTAGGATAATGTCACCCTCTTTGGCATATCGGTTTAAAATCCACTCGTATAATTCTACGGGTTTCTGTGTCGGGTGAAAGCGTTTGTTGTTAGCATTTCCTTGTGGAACGCACTCATAGAGCTTTGCATTGTCATTAAAACTAGTCCACGCATATTCGCACATAGCCATTGAAAAATCCTCGGATATTGATAATTTTCGCCATACCAGAAAACATCTTGTCGGTGGAAGCGAGAAATAATTTCCACCCCATATTATTTGATTCTTCGATACTCTAAAAAGCTCGTCAAAATATTCCTGTGGTGGTGCTATATCCCAGTGGGTTATATCCGTTGTGTTAGGGATATTCTCCTTCATCTGATACTTTGTGTTCCACGTTCCCCCTGTCCTCTTTGCAGATATGGTAGTTTTTAAACCACCCTCCGAAACGCCCTCTAGGTTTGTTATCCCATTGCGTTTTACCCCCCCCGCCATAAGGTGGGTCGCATACGGCTAAGTCAAAATACTTGTCAGGAAATTGTTTCATTCCTTTAAGGCAATCCATGTTGTAATATCCAAAGTCTAACATATCCAGCTCTCCACTATTGTCTTATCGTCTTCCTCGTCTCTAGGTAGCCTCACATTAAACCCAACGCTATTGATTTCTTTTTGGCACTCTTCATATGTGTTCTTTACCATGACAAGGTTTGTCATATACAGTATGCCATTAATTACCCCATGAAACCTTACAACGTATTTGTTTGGAAAATCAATCGGATTTTTATATATCACAAACGCTGCCAAGTCCATACCGCTGTAGTCTATGCCCTTCAAGTCATCAACAAGTTTGACGATATTGTTTTTAAAATCATCATAGAATTTCTCGTCAAACAGCTCTATAGGCTTGGTTGAGTTATACACGATAATCACTGATTTCAAATGGCTTGTCAGGCTCTTTGTCAGTTCTTCGCTGCTGTAGTCCGTTTTGCTCAAAAGGTATATCGCCTGTTTTAAGGCTATGATAGTGTTCAATGTCCTGTAGCTTACTGGGTTCTTGTCTATGAGTATTTCTAACTCTTCTTTAGTCATGCTCTCGTTTCGTGCAAGAATATAATCCCTAGCGGTTACTAACGGATATGGTATCATTCTGCCGTCTATGTGTGGCTCCTGTGTAATGAAATATGGTCTGTAGTCTAAGTTTTCATTCATGCTTCTATGTCCTCCTTTATTTTTTCGTTCCATGTTGGTATTCCTTGGATATTCAACTGGCTAAACAGTGCCATAAGCACGGCTCGGACAATGCTGTTTCCTGCCTCTTTGTACATCTGTGTCTGGCTGTTGACCGCTGCTGCCTTGCTGTAATCCTCATCTGAGAAGTCCATAAGTCTCCATGTCTCCCTAGGTGTAAGTTTGCGTATACGATACTGTACTTCCTGTTCCTCTAAGTCCTTTTTGTTTTTTTCAAGCAAAAGATTGTCCTTATTAATCGTGGTGACTGTGTTGCTTATGCCATCGCCCCTTGGCTCTAGCTGTGTCATGTTGTGTCTGCTTTCCTTGATGTTTCCGCTTTCGTACTCCTTTCGTATAGCCCTGCCGTATTCCGTTCGCTTCGGTGTCAATATGCTGCTTTCCAATACCATGCTGTCTTTTTGGACACTCGTTAGGCAGTTGCTTACACCCTCTGTATTTATTTCAATCCTCTGTTCCGTTGGAATCCCTGCCGTCCTGTCTGTGGGGTTGTCGGGGTTTCTGCCCCTCATTGCACAGGCTGCCACATCCTTTTCAATGACTATTTTGATTTGTTGCGTGCCACCACCTTGGATTGTCGTTATTGCAGGGCTTAATGTGTTCACATCATATACAGTATTTGCTTGGTGTTTGCCTGTGCCGTGTTCGATGAACCTCAACTGCCTTGGTCTTTCAACAACTATCATCGGCTGTCTGTTACCGCCTCCGCAAGTGTCTATTGTCGGGCTTTCACCATTTTGGTCATACACATTGCCATTGAAAGCGCTGTTTACATATCCGTTTATATTTCCCAGTTTGTTTACTGCCATTTGATTACCCTCTATTTTTTATTCGGCTATTCCTTTACTATTACCTTTATGGGTTCCTTGCTTGCTACCGCATTGACTGTTGGCGATAGGCTGTCCGTTCCGTAAATCGTGTTGCTTTGGTGTTTGCCCGTCCCCTTGTCTATGTATCCCACCTCGCACACTCTCGACAACGCCCGTTCCGTCTGCCTGTACCCCCCCCGATTGGATTTTGGGGTAATGTTCCGTTGTCTATGAGCTGTTGTATTAACTTGTCGGCTTTTTCTGACTTGATGTAATATTTCTCGTCCACATTATCCTCTAAGTAGTCCTTCATTGTCTTTTCAAGCTGTATTGGCTGTGGAAAATCATATTTGTAATTTCCTAACAGGCTCACCATGAAACATCGGTTTCTATTCTGTGCAACGCCATAGTCTTTTGCGTTAAGGTCCTTGTAGAAATTTGAATAGCCCTTGTTTTCAAGGAAGGCAATCCATTTCTGAAAGTCCTCTATATTCTTCTTGCCATGCACCTGCGGTACGTTCTCCATTATCAATACCTGTGGAAGGTTCTCAACCTCGTCAAGAAGCCTCTCAACTTCCCACAGCAGTCCCGAACGTGTTCCGCTGCCCTTTGCCATTCCCTTTTGCCTCCCAGCGGTGCTTAAATCCTGGCATGGGAAGCTGTAGGTAAGTAGGTAAGTAAAGCGTTCCACATCTGTTATGCCTAAGTCAATGCCTTTGATGCCCCTTATATCAGTCGGCTCAAAATGTGTGCCGTGTATGGCATTGTAGCTTGCCATTGCAAATCTGTCATACTCAACCACCCTGTAATGCTCGAAGTCGGCTCCCAAATCCCTTAACGCCATAGCCTGTGAGCCTATTCCTGTCGGGCGAACAACTCTATTAGTCTGATTTTCTTTGTGATTTTAAATTCTTCGTAAATCATGTCAAATATCGAAAGTTGCTCCATCTGCATCACCTCTCTTTTGCTTTATGCGTATATTATTTTTATGTTATACGCTTTTTGCGTATTGCGATTTCAAAAAAAATTATATTTCAGTGTTGGCTTTGCCCTTTTTCTTTTTGTCCTTCGGCTTCCACTTGGTGCAGTAAGACGGCTCGCAACCCCTCATGTGTCCGACAATATCACTGTAGTTGCATTTCCATGCACAGCTTCTTGCTTCTGTATGGTATCTGCATTTCTTGAATCCGTCCTTGTTGCAGTCAATCGGCTTCAACCCGTCCTCTGTAAACTGCACAGACCTGTCTATCTCTCCCCTGCTCACGTATGTCTTTCCATCACGTATTGCTACTCCGTGGCTTTTGTATATCTCCCTCTGCCTCTCCCTGGTTATTCCATGCCTCTGCGTGATGTTCTGCATGGTGCAGCCGCCCTTGTACTCCCTTATGATTGTGTTTTCTAGCTGTTTTGTGATTTCGGTTTTCTTTCTTCCGCTTCCCTCAACCCTTGGCATAATCCTTCGTCTCCTTCTCCATATAATTTTCTAAGAAATCGGCTGACTGTTTATAACCATTTATTCTCAGCAGGTTTATTATACCTTTGAAAGCTGCTGTGTCATGGTATTCCTTACTCTTAACGTCATATTCGTACTGGCATATCGCAATTTTTTCAATGTCAAGCCCTAACCCAAACTCGCTGTTAAGCTCCACGGCGTAATCCTCCAGCGTTACGTAATGCTCACCGAGATAATCAAGGTCTAGCGTGTCCTGCACTATGCGGTTGTAATCGTCAACGAACCTTTCAATCCGTTTGCTCCCGAATCCGTAAACCCTTTTAAGTGTGTATGCGACTGCGCAAAGCATATTGTTGTAGATGTTGTTGCTCATCTGGTTGAATCACCCGTCTATCTTCTTACTGCTTATCGCTATGTCGGCTTTCAAGAGGTTTCTCTTGCGGATTTCCTTTTCAAGTTCCTCTACGCCTTTAGTCTTGACGATGTTTAAAGCGTTAATCATTCCTGCCATTCGTATTTCATACTCTTTGTCTGATTTCGACATCTTTTCACCCCTTCCCTCATTCAAATTTCTGTTTAAACTTTTCCAGCTTCTCCCTAACTGCCTCCGACATTGGATTGTATCCGTCATTGTCTGGCTGTTTATCCTCAATGCATATCTGTGAGGGTTTGTACAGCGCATCACATTCTAGGAGGCTTCTCAAATCCCTCGGCAGGCTGTTAAGCTCCTTGTCCCTTTCAAGCTGTATCCTGTACATTCTTAAAAAGTTGGACTTCTCCACGCCGTCGTTGTATTCCTCGTCTAGCGCCTTGTCCCTTAGATTGCTTGGGTGTCCTACTACCTTTTGTATTGTCGGGGGCAGTTTTGCAAATTCCTCTTCTGCATGATAGCCGCTGTTCCTGATTGCCTTTGACACAAGGCTCCATGCTTCGGCTTCGTTCATCTGCTGTGGGTTTACTATCTGGTTAATCTTGTCTACTAACTGCCCTATGGTTGGCGCAAATCCGCTTGTGTCTGCCCTTATGTACATCTTCAATGCAGTTGCAACCTGTTCGTATGTGTAGTCCGACAGCATTTCATACCAAACATCTACTGTATCGCTTAAATCCTTGGGGTTGAAATTAGGGTATGCGTTAGTGACAACCCTTATTAGTAATACCATTTCGTTTCTTGTCATTAAATCCTCCTGATAGCCTATACTTTCGACCAATCTATTGTTCCATTTCTTTTGCTGTTTCTCTTAGTTCCTTCATCCTGTGCGTTCATAAGCCAGTTTGTTATAAAGCGTCTTACCCCTCGCCTAGTCTTTCGCTTGGTCGGGTTGCTCTTCGACCAGTCTTTCATCTTGCGTAGCTCTTGGATAACGTCTACCGCTGGATATAACTCTAACCATTCGTTGATGTCCTCTTGGTAAATTGGATATAAGGTCTTGTCATTAAGAATAATGTCGATTATAGGCTTCTGTTCAGTGTCAATCTCTGATTGCTCTGAACAAGAATACGTAGTATTCCCTAAGTCTTTGTCTATATCTGTATCTAAATCTGTATCTAAGTCTATATCTAATTCTTTATCTATACCTATATCTATATCTATATCTGCGTTCTCCACTTGTTCTCCATTTGTTCTCCGTTTGTTCTCCACTTGTTCTCCACTAAACATATCGACTACATTTTTATCATCAATCGGTATGCCGTTAGTCAGCGAATATGCGCCGTTTTCCTTTAGTCTTAGGCTTGATTTTTCATCAAGGTATTGTGTTTCGTGGTATCTCGACTTGGAAAGCGTATTGTGCATACGCCAGTGCTTTATGACTATTACACCATTGTCGAAACTCAGCAAGAAACGTTTTGCAATCAATATGCGCAAATCATCATCATTCGCCCCTATGACTTTCATAATCCGTTTGGGGTTGTCAACAAATCCGTCATCATCTGCCCTCATATTCAGGTGGAAATAAAGACACTGCGCTGACAGCGACATATCCAAAAATGCGTCACTATCGACAATCTTCATTGTAAACATTCTTTTATTAGCCATAACTTAGCTCCTAGTAGTCCTCATGGGACATTAAATCTCTTCAATAACTATCTCCACCCTTGGGTTAACTGCATCTATTTCAAAATCCTGCGTGTAACCCTTGACGTGCGCCCAGTTGTCATTAGGTATAACCTTGCAGTCCTGCAAAGCATCCTCGAACACCTTTACAAAAAATGATGCCACGTTGCTTATGTCACGCTTGCAGTCAGGCTCATAGAAGAAATAGTGTATCTTTATCGGTCTTTTAATGCTCACCCTTGATAGCTGTTTGCGTATAGCGTTGCACGCAATCATCTGATAGTCACGCTTCATTTTAGCCCCCACCTGTGGGCTTTTCGCACACGCATGGATATAGTCATTGAGTGATGGGAATATTTTATTTTTTCCGTAAAAGTTGCCTCTGATGGTCATTTTGTACTCCATGATTTTTCTCCTTATAGGGGCTACCCACATCTAGGAATAGCCCCTGCCACTTTGGTTATTGTTGGAATAATAGGCTTATCTGCTTTTAATATTGTGATATATAATTTTCCCAAAAAGGAATACTTCTAAGACACTATTATTAACTCCTGACTGTCAAAATCTGATAATTCGCTCGCAAGGTAGTTTTTGATATTTGCCTTGGCTTCATTTCGCCAAGCGCCTCCGTCTGCTTCAAATAATGCACACTGAACACCATACTTGTCATCATCTTTGACTCTGAAAATAAAACTGCTCATGGGCTGTTCTACCTCTGTGAACGTCCTGTAAGGTATCAGCTTGCAAGGGCTAGGCACTTCGACTTCTTGAAGTGAGGTCACGCCCCTCTTGATTGCTGCCTTCTGTCCTACTCCAGTGTCGCCATACTCTGCCACAGTTCCAGCCTTGACATTTCCTGCAAATGCAAGGATTACTGCCCTGTCATTCTCTGGGCTGTCATTACTGATAAACTTCGACTGCACATTGATGATGAATTTCTCATTTTCGATAAAATACCCAAAATTAAATTCAGGTATAACCGCCTCCACGCACACAAGGGTTTCCCTCTTGCGGTCATAGTCCAAGCTCGAAATAAGCTGTACTTCCGTCGGTGATACTACACGCACAATATAAGGCTTGCCTGAATCCTTACAGTCACTTGTACTCTTGATGTAATCAACCAGTCCTGATAATGTGTTCATAAGGATTACGTCTTTAGTTCTTATGTCCTTGTCAATCCTGTGCAGCTCTTTGTCTGAATAAGTCTGGTCGTTGGTTTCTCTTATGTTTGGTGGTGCCAACTCCAAAATTCTGTTAATTGCCTCTTTAATCATGATAATTCCTCCCTATCTTGCCTGTCTCATGTCAATCACCTTTGTTTCGGCAACCTCGCCTGTCTCTGGGTCACAGCCTAGTTCCTCTGCTGTTACGCTCTCATCGACTGCCATTCCGCAGTCGTCAAGCGTGAGCTGTCCCCTGATAGCGCCCTTTAGGTGTTCTGTAATGTTCACTGTGTTGCTGCCTATGTCCTTACTGATAAATAGCTGTGTTTTCAAGCCAGTCTCAGGCGCAAGTTTCGTAGAGGTGTGGATTTCCACAGCCACATCCTCCCTGTCCTCATCATTGGGTATAAAGACAATTTGGACGTTCAATATCCTTTTCTTCTTGGCATCTGTGTTGGGGTCTAGGATATTGTCGGATATTTTAGACAAGGCTCTGTCAATCCTCTCCTGAACGCCACCTCCACACATGGTTGCCAGTGTCAATTTCTCCATTTTAATCACTTCCTTTCTGCTGTCACATATAATATTTGCCGTATCTTTTAAAGAACTTTTGGCGTGCCTCGTCTACCGAAAGCCCTTGTGATACCTCGTTTTGCATATAGACGGATTGCGCAAGCATTTTACACCAGCGTTGGATAATAGTGTTGAGGTGTACGCTCTCCCTGCTGTCCATGTTATGATGCTTCGGACACAGTGGTATAACCAATCCGTCCTCGTCTGAATACTTCCTTTGGGGGTTGCCGTTAATCATGTGGTGTACCGCCACGTTTGGAACACCGCATATAAGGCAGTGTTCCATGTCATCTGTAACAATACTGTGCATATTATCAAATCTCCCCTAAGAGCATATCCAACGATACTGGTCCTTCCAAAACCTCTGTATCGGCGCAGTAATCGCATACCTCACAGCGGATAGGCTCATAAAGCCCCTGCTTCAAGTCCTGTATCTTGGCGATGTTGTGCTTTATGTTCTCTAGCTGTTCATCCATTAATCGTGGCGGCATCTCTATAACCTTGATACGTGGGTGGTATTCGCCTGTTTCGGAGTCTTTCGACTTGTCTACGGCGCATAGATAAAATGGGAAAGTCGTACCTGTATTCTGCCTTACAACTTCCCTGTATAAAGCTCCCTGAATATCGTACCCCCAAGCCTCGGCAAACGTGATGCGCTGGTTAAGGTCGCTTGCGTAGAAAGTCTGTGTGATTGAGCGTGTGGTCTTTAGGTCGGTGATGCGGTTTCCGTCAAAGGAGTCCATCTTAATCCTCACAGGCACGCCCTCAATCTCGCCAGTCATAATAACTTGCTTGTCGCCTGCCATGTACTGCATAAATACCTTATCCCTTACAGCCCTCTCAATCATCGCCTCGGCTTGTAAGTATTCAGCTTTCAATTGTCCTGCTGTTGCGCCCCTCGTTGAGAAGATTTCGGGGTGTTGTGCCGCAAACGTGGGTAGCGTACCCTCAAAATATGCGTCGACATATGAGCCTACCAGCATAGCTTTAGTTGTTACTTCGGGTATCTCGCCCCTTATCTTTGCAAGAGCATAGGCTTCACAGCCTACCTTTTGTGTAGTTCCGCAGAAGTCTATGTATTGCGAGTGTGACACATAGGCTTCGTTGGCTTCCTTTGAGTGGTAATTGCTTTCAGTGAGTATGAATTTATCCATAAGCTACGCCTCACTGATTTCTGCTGGTGCTTCTCTGTATTCAACGTCTGCAACAGGTTCTTCATCTTTGTATACGTCCTTTGCAACGTATTTCTCCTTTGGCTTGTCCTTTACATCAAAATCGGAGCTGTCCTCGAAAGCCTGCTGCTGCTCGGCATTGTCAAAGTTAAGGTCTATGAGCTTGCACAAACGTCTAAGCACTGTCTTTTTGCACATCTCGCCGTAGCTGTTAGTCCATGCCTTACCTGTCGCCTGTTTCGAGAATGTCTGCCTTGTATGCTCGATTTCGTCTCTGCTCATGGCATCGTACATCATCGCACCATCTTTATAAAGCACCACAGCAAACGCGCCTATAATTTCGCCATTGTTGAACGGCTTTGGCTTGAAGTTAACGGACTGTCTGCCGTTTTCAATCACTTCTACAAATTCGTCGCCCTCACGAACAACCTTGGCGTAGATGTCCTGAATAGCATTGTTAGAATACATCTTGCAAACTTTTATTTCGCCCTTGTAGTCAGTTTGGAACTGGCACTGGTTTCCGTAAACGATTGCATAACATTCACCATTAAAGAAATCCAAGCCTAAAAATGCGCCTTTTAATAACGTCCTTACTACAGTACTCGAATCGCATTTTGAGAAATCTGCCTGTCCGTCTCGTAAAACAGTTATGCAGTTCTGCATGAAACGCTGCTTGTTGAATTTTTTCGGTAGTGCTGCAACCTGTTTATCCAGGCTTTTGTCTAGCTCGCTATGCACTGCCAATAAGTAATTCTTGTCTGTTGTTGCCATGTCTTTTTTGTCCTCCTTTTATGTGGGTTTTAACCCTTAAAGACATAAATTTGGCAACACAAATAGGGTGGTTTTTATACCGCCCTATTTGCCGAATATTTCATTTGCTGTCTTTATAATTTCCTGCCCCCTGTCTGAGCTACTATCTGTAAACTCTAAACCATACTTTTCACGTAGAATTTCTGTAAGTTTTGCACTTTGCTGTACTATGACAGGTTTTGCCATTTCAGCAGTTTCATCGAACCAGTCTTTCAGACCAAATTCGTCTATTATTTTTTCATTTCCACTAACAGAGCATACAATTCCCGAAATTGACATTGCGATATTTATTCTGAAAGCGTCAATGGACACTCTTGGCTTGTTGTTATTGTTAATATTGTATATATCTCGCAGTTGCAACAATTCCTTTAATACTTCAAAAATTGTACCATTATCCATTGTTTTTCTCCTTAATAATTATAATTCTGTTATAATCAGTTCGTCGCTGTTGTCGGTCCTTGCCGCAATAAACTGTATGCCTTTTTTCCTGCACTTCTCGTATAGATTCTGTCTGTTGACATCTGAAAGTTTCTCTGCCTCGTCTATAAGGACTATCTGCAAACCGCTTATGTTCTGCGCTGCTATGTCTAGGCAGAGTTCCAACTTCTCGCCATCTGATAGGTTGCTGACAGGAAGCCCCTTGATTAGCGGTGTTCCGTCCTTTACTGACAATCCCTCGATAGGAATGTTTGCAGTTTCAAGTATTGTGCCTGGAAGTGTCCTTGCAAGCTCAATCTTTTCTGTGAGAACCTTTGATTTACTTATTAAGCCATCAACCTCTTCTTGGATAGACAACATTCTTCTCCACTCGTTGATATGCCCCTTCATCTTCTCTGTTTCGTTGGCAGTCGCTAGAAGCTCGTCTATGGGATGTATCTCCTTGTCTGCATATTCAGCGTATGACTGCTGCTCTGCTTCGTACTTGGCTACCTGTGATTCGTAGTCGGCTTCGATTACCTTTATCTTGTCAGCCTTTGTTTCACCCAGTCCTGCCTTTTTATCCTCTAAGGCTTTGATACGCTCCTTTAGCTGTGCAAGCTCGCTCTCGATATTGGTCTGTAGGTTGTTCATCTCCCTGTCGATTGCCGCCAGCTTGATTTCCCTGTCGGCTTGGAATGACCTTATCTTTCCGTCATGGCTGTCTATTAGTCGCTTTGCCTTTTCAATTGTTTCGTTCTCCTTGCGGATTTTCTCTATCTGTGTGTAAAGCTCTGATAAATTGGCGTTCTCCCATTTCTCGCCGTTGTAGTCGATTGGAAGTGAGCTTCCTATGTCCTCGACTATTGCTTTCTTTGCTCGAATGTCACGATTGATGTCCTGCCTTGTCTGGAAGTAGTAGCCGTTTTCTGCCTGAATGTCATTCAGTACAGATAAGATATTCTGGTCATAGTTCACATCGGGGACGATTTCGCCGAACCACTGCTTGATTGTGTCTAAGCTCCAATCGTATTCAATCATGTTTAGGATTACTGCGTTTTGGCTCTTTTCGTCCATCTCCATAAATTCGATTGGCGATAGCTGTAGCGGAGTTATGATGTCCTTTAAAAAGGTTTCAGGGCTGCTTACTGTCAAGCCGTTCTGCTTAACCATTTTGTAATCCGTCTGCGCTGTTCGTGCCTTGCGGTTGATTGACAGCCCTGTGTCAGTCTCTATGAGGATTTCGCCCTCTGATTCGCCGTTGCGCACTATGTACTTTCTGTCTGAACGATTTGTTAAGGCGTAGCGTATGCTGTCAAGCACAGAGGTCTTTCCTACTCCGTTTGTGCCTTTTAGCTCGATACTGCCTCCATCTTGCTCGTACTCCTTGATACCGAACAAGTTCCTGATTTTAATTTTGGTGATTTTCATGTGTTGCTCCTTTCTAGTTTTGATATTCTTTGATATATTTTGATTTGTTAGGACATTCTTTGATATTTGTAGACATTCTTTTATTTTCTTGGGTATATTCTGTTTTTGCTTTGATATTTTATTTTAGCTTCTATGTTGTAAGATTCTAAATTTGATACCCATACGTTTTTACAGGGTTCTAAACCCTCAAATATTCAATTTTTATAGGGGTTTTATAGGTAGACAGCTTCTTTCAACCCTATAGACTGAACACTAACTGTTTTCCCTATAAATTTCGTGTTTCCACTAGGACAATCATTTGACCTATATATTTATTTAATTTTTTAACAGCCTGACGGCTTTTTTAATCTCATCTTCCGTAACTAGAGCTGATTGGAAACGTGTAGGTTTCTGTCCGTTATTCGCTTTGAAGTACCCGTCACCATTTCCTGTTAGTTGTTCCGCACCATTATAACCTAAAATCATGCGGCTATTAGTTGTATCTACTGTTGCAAAACTTACACGACATTGGAAGTTGCTTTTTAACATTCCCGACACGTAAGCCACTTCTGGTCTTTGTGTTGACAAAATAACGTGTATTCCACAGGCTCTTGCTTTTGCTGTAAGCCTTGAAATATCATCTATTACCTTATTGCCCTCTGTTAAAATAAGGTCTGCTAACTCTTCAACATAAATCACGATTCTAGGCAGTTTGTTCGTTGCCGTAGCATTGTAAGATGTGATGTCCCTGCATTGTTCTTTTGAAAATAGTGTATAGCGCCTATCCATTTCATCACACAATTCAGATATTTTCTTTCGTGATTTCTTGCCGTCTGACACAATGCTTGTCACCTGTGGAACTCCCTCATACAGCTCAAACTCAACAGCTTTTGGGTCAATCAAAATCATATTTAATTCTTTCTTCGTGTACTGTAAAAGGAGTGATAGCACTATGCTGTGTGCAAAAACTGACTTTCCGCTACCTGTTCGACCACCTACAAGTAGGTGTGGCATTGTGGTAACGTCATAAGTAATATTGTGACCATCTAGTGCTTCTCCAATTGAGATAAATAATCCGTCCTTATAGTTTTCAATCTTATCTAGTGATTCCACGCAATTTGCAAAACCATAAATCCCTTTTTGTTTGTTTGGAACTTCTATACACACATACTTTCCGTTTTGGTAAGTGTTGCTTCTATTTGTATTAAAAATGGCATCAATCTCTCTTTTTTTCTTTATCGTAGGAGCTATATTGTATGGAAGAACTTCCACATCATATTTTGTCGCTGACGTGCCAATGTATATATTTTTAACATCAGC